TCGCTGCTCCTAATTCTGACACAAGTGGAATTTCTGCAGCTATTCAAACTGTATTGGAAGCTGCTCTTGGAACTGTGGATGATCAAAATGCTTGTATCACAACCACTAGCACTACCACTCAGGAAATTCCTACAACTAGTACAACTACTACGCTGATTCCGTAATAGCCTGAAAACATCATATAACCTATGCCAGAGGGTGAGAGAGGATATTCTCAAAATCCTCTGGCATATTTTTTATAAATAATATGACAACTCTTAACATATTAGTAGTTCCAACATATAATACTCTTACATTAGGAGTGATGGATGTTTCTACATATTCTCCTGGACCAGCACCATCTTCTCCTTCTATAGAAATAGAAGTGCCTTCTTTTGGATTAGTTACACTTCCTTTTGTTATAAATGAAATCAATATTTTTAATTCTTTGTCTTTAGGAATAACTTCTGTAGGAGAACCTCTTCTCCCTATTCCTGATGGTGTTTATAAATTAAAATACTCTATAGCTCCTGCATATTTAAACAATGTAGAGAAGACAATAATTAGAGTGGACAAACTTCAAGAAAAGTTTGATGAAGCTTTTATGAAATTAGATATGATGGAATGTGATAGAGCAATTAAAACCCAATCTAAAGTTGAATTAAACACAATTTATTTCTTTATACAGGGAGCAATTGCTGCTGCTAATAATTGTGCTGTAGAAACGTCAAATAGATTATATGCTCAGGCAGATAGAATGTTAACTAATTTTATGAATGGAGATTGTGGATGCAGTGGGTCTAATTATTTAATTAACTTTCCTTAAATTAATTATTATGGGATGTCAACCTGATAAATGTAGAGAATGTGGAGGTGCATTCAGAGCTTGTCAATTAATACAAGGGCTCTGTTCATTTTGTAGAAAAAAACAAAAACAAGGTAAAAATGCTTTCACCAAGACTTACAGATTGTTCAACTTGTTCTAGCATAACTTCTTTAATTTGTGACATAGACACAAAGTTAAATAAGTTAAGCTCAGACTTATATAACAATTCTGTCTTTATGCTTAATAAACCATTTAATGGATCTGTAATGTCAGATTTATTAAATTACAAGAGAATACTAATGTACAAATTGTGTAATCCTGATTATGCTCGTACGTACACAATAGAAAAGATTGCGAGTAAAGTAAAACTTTTAAAATTCAAATAAATGAGTTGTTCAAATTGCTATAATGGCTGTTCAGAGATTGTTTCCGATAAATGTGTAAAATATACAGGCGTAGATGTTCCTATTCTTGGAATTAAAAATGGAGACAGTCTTTCTTATGTAGAACAAGCTTTAATTACATTCCTAACTTCTACGTTAGATGGAAGTGGTATTATAATTCCTCTTCCTGAGTCTTTAGAAATTTGTGAAGTAGTTAGTAAGTATATTCCTGAATGTAGTGAGCTCACTCCTCCTATATTATTTGAAGTGTTAATTAAAGCTGCTTGTGATATTCAATCTCAATTAGATGTAGTGAAGTCTACACTTGGCTCTATTGTAACAGGATATGATGTAGATTGTCTACAGGGAGTTGATGAAGATTCATCTATTAAACAAGTGCTTCAAGCAGTTATAGATAAACTTTGTACACTATCTGATGACTTTGATGGTTTTCAAATTGATGTAGAAACAAACTATGTAAAACTGTCAGATTTAAACGATCTTATACAAGCCTATTTAGATAGCATTACACCTGTAATGGATCAGCAATATAAGAAAATGGTTCCTTTTACAGTTGTAGAATATTACGGACCTCTTTCAAATTTTGATGGTACAGGAAAAGGAATTTTAGCTTTAGGTTGGGATAAGGTGTATTTATGTAATGGTTTGAACAGCACTCCTGACAAAAGAGGTAGACTTGCTGTAGGTGCAATATCAACTGTTCCCGGACCAGCACTAGATCCTGCTGTTGCTCCAGGAACATTCAATCCAAATTATACATTAGGATACACTACAGGTACAAATTTCTTTGCTATTACAAATTCAAATCAACTTCCTCCACATACACACAATTCTACAGCCACTGTAAGTTTTCCTCCACATAGACACAAATTCTCAGACGATAGTAATAATCCTACAGATCCTTTAAGAACAGGAAATGATATTATTGTTTCAGGAAGTGGAACTGCAGCTATTAGTGGAACCAATACAGGTTCCGGTAGAATTTATGAAACTTCTGCTACAGCACTTACTACCACTATAACACCAACTATTACTACTACAGGATCTAGTTCTCCTATAGGACACATTCCTCCTGTATTAGCTTGTTATTATATAATGTATATTCCATAAATATGAAAAAGTGTCCACCAGGAGTTCCTTGTTTTAGTTATGGTGTGGTTTCATATCCGCAAAATTGTGGATTAATAAACATTTCTTCTAACACTTCTGATAACGTTTATTATACAGGACCAAACTTACCTTGTATAAATGTAAACACTTGTGATTCTCTTTCAGAAGCTATTGTAAAAATTAATAACAGTGTTTGTCCAGAAGAATTAACTAGAAGATTTCTTTTACATATACAATCAAACAATTTAACATTTTGTCAAATTGTAAACAATTGTATTTAACAAAATTAATAATATGGATTGCGGATGTAACAATAAAAATAGTAGTCTCCCAAGAAGTTGTGGGGTAGATCCTTGTAAAGCAGAAAAAACAAGCACAGATCTTGTATTCTATACAGGAGAAAATTTAGAATGTTCTGATGTAGAAAAGTGTAACAGTCTATCGTTGATTCTACAAAAAATAGATAATCAACTTTGTCCTGAGTCAATATTTAATACTATAATATTAACATTACAAACAAACCCTTCTTTACAAGATGAATTTTGTCAACTTGTAAATTCCTGTCAATCGACTACTACCACAACAAGTACAAGTTCTACAACCACTACTACTACAAGTACGAGTTCTACAACTACCACAACAACTACTACATTAGCTCCAACATGTGTAGGATATTCTTTATCAAATCCTAGTGATGAGTTTTCCTACACTTATTTATATTTTAATTGTGAAACAGGAGATCCAGTTTTTGGATCGCTTCTTCCATCAAATAATGTAAAGATTTGTACACAAAATGGTCAAATTTTTGCCCAGCCTGAATTAGAAGTTTCTATTCCAGGTCCATGTGAAGATTAAAAAATCAAATAATGACAGTAACAATAACACTCACTTCAGCAGGATTAGATACAGGTCCTTTTAATTTGTATTCAGACTTAGATGGATATAGTGCAGCATTTGAAACAGGTATATCTAGATCAACACTTTTAGCAGGATACACTACATCAGCAGTTCCAAATGGAACAAATTTTATTAAAGTCTTATCTACAGGAAATTGTACAAACTTTGTATTTATTCCTGTAACATTTACAACTACCACCACCACAACAAATCCTGACCCTCCAACATCTACATTAACTTTCTTTAGTTACGAAAGTGGAATATTTACATTTACGCTATCTGATCCAATTTATTCTACAGGAATAGAAATTGTATCTGCTGCTGTAGATGGTTCTACATCTGTAACAGATTGTAGTGTAATTGATGAAGCAGACACAATAACAACTGCAAATTCTGTAAAGATAGATGCAGGAGAAGTTATAGGATCTTCTCTTGGAAATAATCCATTCACTTGTGCAATTGTATCTTATAAAAAACTAGATTCAATATTTATAGATGGATATGGAAGTTTCATAGATGGTGACACCGTTACAATAGGTGGTACACTTGTAACTATCTCTATACCAAGTGTTTGTACAACACCATATCCATGTTCAACGTTTACTGAATGGGAAGGAAGTAGATCATCTAATTCATTCCTTACTGTTTGTTCACAACCTCCTACTACTGTTTATACACCGTTTGGTCAACCTATATCTCCAGGAGTAATTGTTTACACTGATTCAGGACTAACAACTCCTTTACTAGAAAAAAGTTACATAGTAGATCCTGTAAACAATGCTATTTACAATATTAGCTCTGTATCGGGGTTAGTTGGGACTTTTACTAATACATTTTGTTCTTAAAAATTCCTGTTTTATTGGTTTTACAGGAAATTTTCTCCTTTGGTTTTTACCAGAGGAGTTTGTTTTTAATCTAATTAGTTATTTCTTATAATAAAAAACATTAAAATAATTTTGAAGATATGAAAAGAATTACATATCTTCACGACAATTTTAACCAAACAATACTAATATGGTGTATTCACAACACGATGATCTTTTAACGTCTCTCAAGAACATGTTAAGTTGGAAAAAAAGTAGAAAGTTTTATGCTGAGCGACTTGAAATTTCAGAACAAGAAGTTGACAATTTGTTAGAAGAACTCAAAAAACAACCTAAGCAAAGTGAATTGGGAAAAGATGCGGAAGTAGCAAATTACATACATACGTTAGAAGAAAAAGTTGTAGAAGTAAATGAAGAAAAAGGAACATTAAAAAGTTCAATTGAGTTAGATTACGAACCTAAAACAACTAAAGAATTAGCCAAATTACATAAAATTGATCTAGATAAGTACAAAATTTCCAGCTATTGGAGTAAATTAAAATCTAGCGGCAAATTCACATCATCTGTATTTGCCACACTCAAGAAACCAAAAGACTATTCTCCAGAAGATTTTGCAAATTTTTTAAAAAATTACAATCCTCCAAAGTTAACAATTTTAAAAGTTGATAGAAAACAAGAAAATTATTTTAGAGAGGTTGATGTTGAGTTATCTATTTCTGACTTTCACTTAGGTAAAAAGACATTAGAAGGAGAAAGCCTAGTAACAAAGAAGGTTCAATACATGCACGTATTAAGTTCACTAATTGCTAAAGTGAGCAACTCTTTCAAAATAAACAAAATTGTTTTCCCAATAGGAAACGATTTTTTTCACACAGACAACTACCAAAATTCAACTACAAATGGTACACCTCAAGATGTATTAGTTGGATATAATAAAGAATACGAAGAAGGTTTTGATCTTCTTGTTCATGCAATTTCCTATCTTAAAGAATTTGCAAATTCAGTTGAAGTGGTGTTAATTCAAGGAAATCACGACAGAACAAAATGTTTTTACTTAGCTCATGCATTAGAAGTGTTTTTTAAAAATACACCGAACATTAAGTTCCAAAGACACCATTCTACAACAAAACATGTTGTTTTAGGAAACACATTTATTGGATACCATCATGGAAATTGTAAAATAGACGAGCTCCCACTATTGTTCGCTACTGGAGAGAGTTCCAAAGATTTTGGAAACGCTCTCTACAAAGAAGTGCATACAGGAGATAAACATCATTACATGGCTAAAGAAATTAAAGGAGTGAGAATTCAACAACTTCCTTCTTTATCTGGAACAGACAGATGGCATCTAGATAACAATTACATTAACAATATTAGAGCAGGAATAGTAATGATTTACGATCCTATTCTTGGTAAGGTGGGTGAATTTGAAAGTAGAATATAATCATGGCAACATTAAGAAAATTAATATCAGATGTGCGCAGTATGCACAAAATGTTATCAACTGACAATTTGATAACAGACAGAGTTATTGCATCTGAGATTAAAAACAATTCACTTCTCTTAATAAAAAGAGAAACCAACCTAAGAAAACTTTGGAGCACTTCCACCATATTTACAACAATTCCTTGTTTAGAGATGGTGGAAGTTCCTATTTCAGAATGTTGCGATTATGTGGATGATTGTACAGTGGCTAGAAGCAAACACAAACTTCCTAGAATCTCAGAAGGAAATTACCAATATCTTATTCAAGGTGTTTATTCTATAAATGCAATGAGTGGAAAAGGTAAGAAGTTAAAAGAAATAACCGTAAATAGGTATTTAAATCTTTTGAAACTTCCTGTTATTAAGAAGGAGGAATATTACTGGATTGTAAATGGTTATTTATATGTTAGTAATCCTTCTTTACAAGCTATCAGAATTTCTGCATTTTTTGAAGAAGATGTTTCTAATGAAATTCTATATCCTGAATGTGGTTGCGGAGATCCAAATGTTACAGACGAAGAGTTCTGTAAAAATCCTTTGGACAAAGAGTTTCCTTTTCCTGGATATTTAGAAAAACAGGTTTTAGAACTCACTTCTCAAAAATTATTAGGTACGTATTTTAAAGTAAAAACTGATCTAACTGATGATGGAGTGGACGGTCAAGCAATAAACGCTCCTGCTGGTAAATAAGATGTTATGAGGACAAAAGTAGATTGGCGAAGTACAAGTAAAGAAAACTATTTAGATTTTTGTAAGAAAAATCCCTCTATAAAATTATCATTTGATGAGTGGAGAAACATTGCTTGTTTGTTTACAGAAGGAATTAAAGAATATGTTCTTGAAACTGGAGAAAAAGTAAAGATACCTTTTGGACTTGGTGATATTTCAGTGAACAAAAAGAAAAGAAAAAAGATAAAAAGCGCAGAAGGTAGAGATTTTATAAACCTTCCTGTAGACTGGAAAAAAACTAAAGAAAAAGGTAAAATCATATACA